TGCAGTCAAAGTAGCATGCAGTATGTGTCGGCAACTCACTAGCGAGTGTGGACAAGATCGATGACTTGCCCGTCCCCATGTGTCCTTGTACGAGGACTGTTCGTAAGTGACCACCAGTCTTGATCGCATTAACTGTTTGATCGATTGATAGTGAGTACATTTGTATTGCTTGATTAGTCATGGCATAAGCCTCCTTTTAAGTTTTGTAGTGAGTCACTACAGTTTGTTATATATCTAATGATGGTAACGACTTGATAACTTCGTCAACAGACTTCTTAGTCTCTGCACGTAGGAACTCGTCCTCACGTAGTGCATCGGGTGTAACACCTTGAAGTGTGTCTTCGAGTTTCATTCGCATAGCCTCCATCTGACTGTCGTTGGTAATATTGCAGACTGATAGTAAGTCTACGATGTCCAACACATTCGTAACAAGTGTGTCACGAAATACTTTCTTGCTCTCGTGGCTTGCATAGTCCAACCGTTCGGACATGTTAGACAAGCACTTGAAAGCACGTTGCCATATGTCGTTCATGGCATTGTTTAGCTGTGTCGTGTAGTACGTTTCGTAATGGCTCTTCATCTCGGTCTGTGCCTCGGTGTTGATGTCCAACCGAAAGTCGCCTGCCTCGGGTAATGGCATGTACGACAATCTGAAACCAAACTTGTTGCTTAGGCTCTCGGTAGTCGGATAGTCATTGCGATTGAACAGATCGCCTAGCTTAGCTTGGGCTTGTGTGATCTCCCAATCATACGCTTGCAGAAACGTGTTAACACAATCGTCGAACGATGCTTGGATCTCGGTCATAGTCTCGTGATACTTGAAGTATGCTTTTGTTGTAAGTAATCGCAATCCAGTATCTGACCAAGGCATTGTCATACTGTAGTGTGTAGTACGAGCAACACCGACTAGTGTGTCGATAGCCTTGAGTTCTGCACAATCGGCAAGCAATTTCTTGTGGACGTTTGCAACACCACTGCTTGCATAGTTTGCAGATGCAACGTCTGCCGACGCTCGCTTGTCTAGTTTACGTCCAGTCCATTTTGATATGCCTAGTTCGACGAGTGTTGCTGAACTGGATATAGATGGTGTAGAAATTTGTAGTGAGTCACTACAGTTTTTGTTTAGTGTAGTCATGATAGTATCTCCTATTTGTAGTATTGATTGTTGGTTGTTGTTGTCGCTTTTACGTTAGGTGTGTCGGGCATGTTGTGCTTTACGTAACGATGTCCGTGTATATTGAAGACTTCCACAAACGCATTGCCTCGCCACTCCCAGTTTGATGTAGTGCCTTTAGGTAGTCGCTTGTAGAACTTCTTGATCTTAGAACGCTTTCTCATAGTCATGGTGTAGTCTCCTTTGTTTTGTAGTGAGTCACTACAGTATTGTTGAGGCAAGATTGCCAATCGAAAATCTTTGTCTTTCTCGATTATGTGTATATAGTACCACAACTATCGGGAAGTGTCAAGTTTTACAGAAACGTGTTAGAATACGTTATAAAGTGTGATATGGTTGTATATGGTGTAATGTACTGTAATGTACTGTAATGTTCTGTTGTGGGGGTGTGTAAGTCCTTGATTATATTGGAATGTTCGATTGTTCGTTTTTTCAGGAAATTGGACACCTGCCACGAGACGCTCACGACCGACAGAACATTTGAAATCATTTCATAAGTAGACTAAGTAAAAAAAGAAAAACGAACATTACATACTAAAACTAAGATTTACTAAGATTTACTAAGTTCTACTAGGTAAGTTTTGTAGTGAGTCACTACAGTTTACCATTGCTTACCACCGTAGCATAATGTACGTTTCACACTTGCAAAAAACGAACATTAGCCGAACATTCGCAGAACATTACAAAATAAAACGAACATTAGGCTCAACGCTACATTAAGAACTGGTTTCATAGGTGTAGTGACTCACTACAAAAACACAGGAGAACATGTTATAATTCAATGTGTGGTATCACGTTAGGCTCAACGCTACATTAAGAACTGGTATCATAGGCACAAAAAAAGGGAGCCGAAGCTCCCTGATATTAAGTTATTATTAAAAAGAAAAAAGCCATGACGAATAATATAACACCGCCAAGGTATGCAAATACATATGCGAATATAGTTTGCATTCTCTCAGAATTAGAACAATAATTAATTGTTCTATATCTTTTTATCTTCGGTCTTTTATTTTGTCTTATAGGTATATCTTTTAATTGTTTCATAATTTATACTCCAAAAAAAGGGAGCAACATAATTGCTGCTCCCTATCGTGTTAATGTTTAATTGAAATCTTTGTTTCAACAATCACATTGATTTGTGATAACAAGCTGATAATCTTAGCTGTATCCAAGGTAGCATCTTCCATACCTTTTAACTTAGCTATTAACTTGTTATTGTTAAAGACTAAAGACTGTTTGAAAGTCTTCTTCTCTTGTTTACCATTGCCTCCTGATAGCATGTTAGCACGATTGATTAACTGCTTTTTATAATCAGATAACCTACCTGAAACATTCCTATTAAGGACTGCTTTCATAGTCTTCTGACTTTCAGTCAATGACTTGGCACCACGTTCTAGAGTGTATGCATACCTAGGATTTAATCCCTTGGCAATATACATCTTTAGAGCTACAAAGCTTTCCGCAGACATTGGATTGATAAAAGAATTATCATTCTTCTTTGTTTCACCGACTCCAATAACTTCGCCTTTAGTGTTAGGCGAAACCATGTTATACCATTGAAAACCATTTGCTATAAGCATATCAATAGTTTTAGCGGTAGATCTCGCAGACTTAGCATGATTGCTATTGTCTAAGATAATCTGACTTCCAAGTTTCTCAGTAACTTGCAAACTGTTTTTTAATGTTGACATGTTGTCACTCCATTAATACACAAAAGCTTGATTGCTTTTGATAGGCTCATTATATCAATTTATTTAACTATTGTTAGGTATGTTCTACAATCATTTAATAAAAACTGTAGTGACTCACTACAAAAACTTACAAAACAATATAAAACATTACATTAAATTACTATATGTCAGACCCCACCCCACCCCCATACCCCCAACATATTTATTATCTATACGTATATGTATATGTATACTAATCTCCATAAACGATTACAGATTTTCTCAGATTTGACCCCCCACCCCCCTCTATATAGGAAAGGCCCCCCATAGGAGTCCCAAAACCACTTGCCAAAAAATTTTTTATATGTATATATGAAACATCGGTTAACAACCTGCAACGAGAACATATGACTATAACTGTAGAACCTGAGTTAGGTATTGAGTTTTCTCCCAACCTGCCACCTGTGGATTTAAAAACACGCACAGAGTATGCAGCCAAATCCGCAAAAGAACTTGAGAAACATGGGCTGGATCTAGAACCTACCAAAGAAGATAAAGATGTTGCAGCAAAATTAACCGTTGCATATGCAGACAACCCCGAATCCACCTCTAAAAAAGTTACTGCAAAGAAAGCAGCAGCACTTACACCTGCCAGTCTTGTGTTAACAAACAATATTTTAAAAGAGTTCGGGCAGTCTGTTGTCGAGAGTGCTACTCATATAAGACACTTAGTTACTAACAAGTTACTGTTAGAGACTGAGAACCCAGATCCTAAAGTTCGTATCCGTGCTTTGGAGCTTCTAGGTAAGATGTCTGACGTTAGCTTGTTTGCAGAAAAGTCCGAGATTACGGTAACGCACCAGTCCACTGACGATCTACGTGAGAAACTGCGTGCTAAGTTAAATAAGTTAATTAAAGTAGAAGATGATAGGGCTCCTGTTGTGATTGATGGGGAGTCGTTTGATTTAGATAAGGAGTTAGGTGCAGAAGATGAGTGAGTTAATTTGTAATTTACCTTCAGAAGATGTGTGGGTACGTAAAGAATACCTGAGAGATTTGAAAGATGGACATGGTGAATTTGTACGTGGGGTCTGGGTCTCATGTAAATCTATTCCTGGAAGAGCATTTTATTTTGAGACTTATCTGCCTGAATACGGCGCTTTGTTTGATAAGTTGCCTATTAGCGCGTTCGTTTCTAGACCTGAAACACCCACTCCTGACTTACCTCTTAATAATCTCCAGTTCTGGAACTGTATGGATTATGGGGTGGTGGCTATTTGCAAGCAGTTCATCGGTTCAATGGATTTTCAGGTGTTAAGTAGAGATCATGGCACATTAGCAGGTTCTTATATATGCACTATAGACAATTATCATGCGGATGCTAACGGAATTGATTATAGTACGAGCGAAACACCAGCTGAACATAAGTCTCATAACCTGTTACAGTTAGAAAATGGGCAGTTTTGCCTGTATCCAAACAACAGAATGAGGGTTTATGACAATTCTTTGACCCCACAGAAGCCATTAGACCCTGATTTTAAGGTTAGTACCATAGAATATCAGGTAGAAAATGGGAATATGACTAGGTTGGGTGATACTGACGAGTATTTTTGGAAGACTAAAGATGAGTGAAGCCGTTATCGATTTTTCTGAGGACGAAATCAGCACTATGTTGGCTAATTTAGACCAATATACACCTGAAGAAGTGCAGGAAATCGATAAATTGGTTGATGAATTAGGAAAACGTAAGAATATCAAGACTGTATACGATGATCTTATAGCATTTTGTAAACATATGCAGCCAGATTACATTGTTGGTAAGCATCATAGGATGTTGGCAAACATGCTTATGGACATAGAACAGGGTAAAAAAGACAGAATATGTGTAAACATACCACCTAGACATGGTAAGTCGCAATTAGTGTCTATCTTCTTCCCAGCTTGGTTTTTAGGTAGAAATCCTAACAAAAAAGTGATGATGGTATCACATACTACAGATTTAGCAGTAGACTTTGGTCGAAAAGTACGTAATCTTATATCTACAGATGAGTATCAGTCCATATTCCCAACGGTGCAGCTTGCATCAGACTCTAAGTCAGCGGGAAGATGGAATACAAATTCAGGAGGAGAATATTATGCGTGTGGTATTGGTTCATCTATTGCTGGTCGTGGGGCTGATCTCCTGCTCGTTGACGATCCCCACTCCGAGCAAGATGTCATTAATGGAAACTTTGGAGTTTTCGAGAAAGCATATGAATGGTTTACATATGGAGCGAGGACACGATTAATGCCTGGGGGGCGTGTGGCTATTATACAAACACGTTGGCACATGGATGACCTGACAGGTCGTGTGACTAAAGACATGAGCCAGAATGAGAAAGCCGACCAGTATGAGGTCGTGGAGTTTCCTGCCATACTGGATATTATTAGTAAGAAGACTAAGAAGTCAGAGCAGAAACCCCTATGGCCCGAGTTCTTTGATTTAGACGCACTACTACGTACTAAAGCATCTATGCCTGTGTTTCAGTGGAACGCACAGTATCAGCAAGAACCTACCGCAGAAGAAGCCGCCCTTGTGAAGAGGGAGTGGTGGCAGATGTGGACACACGAGCAACCTCCGTCATGTGAATACGTTATCATGTCACTGGATGCCGCGGCAGAAAAACACAACAGAGCTGACTATACGGCACTAACTACATGGGGAGTTTTTCTTAACGAAGATCTTGACGCATATAATATTATATTGCTAAATAGTATAAAAAAGCGTATGGAGTTCCCAGAGCTAAAAGAATTGGCTATGGAAGAATATGCAGAATGGGAGCCAGACGCGTTCATAGTGGAGAAGAAAAGTTCAGGTACTGCGCTTTACCAAGAGATGAGACGGATGGGATTACCCGTACAAGAATACACACCTCACAGGGGGTCAGGCGATAAATTGGCAAGGTTAAACTCTGTATCTGATATTGTAGCATCGGGACTATGTTGGGTTCCAGAAACTAGGTGGGCAGAAGAAGTTGTAGAAGAGATTGCAGGATTTCCATTTATGAGTCATGATGACTTAGTTGACTCTACCGTTATGGCACTTATGCGATTTAGACAAGGTGGGTTTATAAGACTACCAAGTGACGAACCAGAAGATACTGTATATTTTAAACGCAGAGGAAGTGGATACTACTAATGGCAATAGAAAAAAGTTTGAGTCCTGCTCCAATAGGAATAGAAGAAGAAGCTGAAGCAGCAGAGGCTTTAGAGATTGAAATTGTAAATCCCGACATGGTCACACTAGATGATGGTAGCGTAGAAGTTACTATAATCCCTGGTGGAGATACTAAGAAGGGTGGGTTCAACGCAAACATTGCCGAAGAAATGGACGAAGACGAATTATCTAAGTTAGCTGATGACATCGTTGACATGGTAGAAACTGATCTTAGCAGCCGTAAAGAATGGGCAGATGCCTATGTAAAAGGTTTAGATGTTTTAGGATTTAAGTACGAAGAACGTACAGAGCCTTGGGAAGGCGCATGTGGTGTATATTCCACAGTATTAGCAGAAGCCGCCATAAGATTCCAAGCTGAGACTATGAGTGAAACCTTTCCCGCCGCAGGACCTGTTAAGACAAAGTTGCTTGGCGAGGAAACTAAGGAAAAAGATGAAGCAGCGTCCCGTGTCAAATCTGATATGAATTATGAGCTCACTGAGAACATGGTTGAATATCGTCCCGAACATGAACGCCTCCTTTATAGTTTGGGTTTAGCAGGTTCTGCCTTTAAAAAGGTTTATTATGATCCAAACATAGGACGACAGGTTGCCCTGTATATACCTGCCGAGGACGTGATAGTACCTTATGGCGCCTCGCATGTAGAGACAGCAGAACGTGTTACTCACGTGATGAGAAAAACAAAGAACGAATTAAAGAAGTTACAGGCAAATACGTTTTACCGAGATGTAGATCTAGGAGAGCCACAAGCATATCATACAGATATAGAAGAAAGAAAAGCAGAAGAAGGTGGATACTCTCTTAACAATGACGACAGATACAGTATATACGAGGTTCATGCGGACATAGTTATTGAAGGTGTCGATGATTCTGATGACGATATTGCCAAGCCATACGTTATTACTATAGAGCGAGGCTCTAATGAAGTATTATCTATTCGTAGAAACTGGAACCCTGATGATGAGCTTAAATTAAAAAGACAGCATTTCGTACATTATGTGTACGTACCAGGATTTGGGTTTTATGGATTAGGTCTTATCCACATTATAGGTGGATACGCCCGCGCGGGTACATCCTTAATACGTCAGCTTGTAGATGCAGGTACATTATCCAATCTCCCTGGAGGTCTTAAATCTCGTGGGCTGCGTATTAAGGGTGATGACACACCTATAGAACCTGGAGAATTTAAAGATGTTGACGTACCATCAGGCAGTATTCGTGACAACATTATGCCACTTCCATACAAAGAGCCAAGTCAAACATTACTAGCTTTGCTTAATCAGATTACCACAGAAGGCCGAAGACTAGGCGCAATTAGCGATATGAACATATCAGATATGTCAGCTAATGCTCCAGTTGGCACGACGCTGGCACTCCTTGAGCGGACTCTAAAGCCTATGGCTGCAGTACAAGCTCGCGTCCACTATGCTATGAAACAAGAGTTTAAACTCCTCAAAACTCTACTAGCAGAATACGCGCCAGCCGAGTATTCATATCAACCCGCCAGAGGTGAGGTTGGTGCTAGACAAGCTGATTATATGTTAGTAGAGGTTATACCCGTCAGCGATCCTAATAGTTCGACCATGGCACAGAGAGTTGTACAGTATCAGGCTGTATTGCAGATGTCACAGTCAGCACCACAGATATATGATTTACCACAGTTGCATAGGCAGATGATAGAAGTGTTAGGAGTTAAGAACGCAGACAAACTTATTCCTATAAAAGAAGACATGAAGCCTGCAGATCCAGTCAGTGAAAACATGAACGCCTTAGTCGGTAAACCTATGAGAGCATTTATATATCAAGATCACGATGCTCATATACAGACACATACAGCGTTTATGCAGGACCCAGCAGTCGCACAGATGATAGGACAGAATCCACAGGCAAGCCAGATAATGGCTTCCTTGCAAGCCCATATAGCAGAACATCTTGGGTTTAATTATCGTAAACAGATGGAAGAGCGTCTAGGCGCACCTCTACCACCACCTAATGAAGAGTTAGATGAAGATGTAGAAGTACAACTAGCTAGAGCTGTAGCCGAGGCAGGTAAACAGTTAACTCAGGCACATCAGCAACAGGCAGCACAACAACAGGCGCAACAGAAAGCTCAAGACCCTGTAGTACA